GATTCTAATGAACTTATAGATGAATACAATCCAGAATTCTACAGTGAGCTAAAGAAAAAAATTAAAAAAGAATTAGAAAGTGTATCAGATGATAGAGATAGTTCTTGGATTAGAGAGAACATTAATGTTGCTGCATACAATGAACATTTAAAAGAGAAGCTTGCTGAAGAGATAGAAAGAATTAAGAATAAACCAAGACTATTGACATCAGAAGAAGCTGAAGCATTGGCTAATGGCAAACTTCCTAATGAAGTGGTAATGGAAATATATAAAGCCAAAAACTTATATGATACTTCCACTACTACATCTTCTGGATGGTTTATATATAATGAAACTAAAAAGTTTCCAAATAAAGATAAGTGGACATCTAAAGAATGGATAGAATTAAACAAGCCAGAGAATGCTCCTGCTAAAGAATTCTATAACTACATTATTGAAAAGAATAATGAATATGCAGATCTTGGATACATCAACAAACGAGTTGCTAGAACATTCCTTCCATTTATAAGAAAGAATCTAGTAGAGAAACTTATCACAGGAGGGCAAGTTAAACTTGGTCAACAATTCTTTACAGATATATCTGTAGATGAAGGTGATATAGGATATGGACAAATAGATCCTGATACAGGAAAGGTAGTAAATAAAATACCTAAGTATTTTACTAGAGCTTTAGAACAAGAAGTATCTACTGATCTATTTAGAACTATGGCATTTTATAATGAAGCTGCCATTAGATATAAATACTTAAGTGAGATAGAAGATCAAGTGATAGCTGTTGTTAATGTTGAAAAGAACAAGACATCAATTTCTACATCTTTATTTGGTAGAACAGAAGAAATAGATGGAGTTATTCAATATACAGAAACAAAAGGAAACAACTCTAAGCTTGTAGAAGACATGATGAAAGCAATTATCTATGGACAAAAGTTTGTAGATAACCAAGGCTTTGATCAACTTCTATTTAAGATGGGAAGTTGGGGAGAAACATTAAATAAAAAACTTGGTGTAAATGTATTCCCAGAAGGCATATCTAATAGACAATTAAGTGTAAACAAGTTCATCAACCAGATGAATAATACATTTCAGATTACAACACTAGGACTAAATGTTCTTTCTGCTTCTTCTAACTTCTTTGGAGGTAATGCTCAATCATTAATTAACTCTGGTAAGTATTTCACTAAGAAAGATTACTTGGCTGCAGAGCTAATGGTATTTACAAAGAAATTTGGTGGCACAGATCAAAAGAAATTAATTGGAGCGTTAGAATACTTCTTACCATTAACAGATAACTACAATAGAGAGGTAGCTAATAAACTTTCTTTAAATACAATGACACAAGAAAGTATACAAGATTTCTTGATGATCTTGATGAAACAAACAGATTTAAATGTTCAGACATCTAACTTCTTTGCTTTCCTTAGTAACTCAATTGTACAAGATGGTGAAGTGGTTAATGCTAGAGAGTATTTAAGAACTCTTCCTGAGTATCAAGAAAAGTATAAAGGATCTGTAGCAGATAGAAAAGCTTATGAGCAAAAATTTGATGAGGAAGTAAAAAGACTTATTGAAGAAAAAGGAGTGCTAAAACTTGGAGAGGTTATTGATAATAAGTTTGTAATCCCTGGTGTAGAACAAAAGTCTGATTCTGTAGTAGAACTTAGAAGAAAGGTGCAACAAGTATCTAAAGATGCACTAGGTAACTTATCTGAAGATGATCTTAGAATGATCAACATGAGTGTATATGGAAAATCATTTATGGTGTTCAAGAACTGGATTCCAAGACTTGTTGATGTACGTATGGGTGGTTTGAAATATAATTCTGCTTCTGATGCATATGAATGGGGAAGAACTAGAATGGTTATGAAAGTGTTGACTGATGAATTTTCAATTACCAATCCTGTTGCAGGACTTGGTAAATTATATAACTCACTAACTGGTAATGAAAAAGGAGTAGAGTATATGATAAAAATGTTTGAAAAGAAAAGAAGTGAATATGAATTTGAAACAGGCAAGACACTTGAAATGACAGAAGCTGAATTTATAGATCTTGCAAGACAAAACATTAAATCTCAAATGGTAGATCTTGTATTCTTAACATCAGTATTTATGTTAATAGGTTTATTAAAAGCTAATGAACCAGATGATGATGAAGATCCATTTGTTAAGAATAGATACAAGTTCTATATGAAAGCTGCTGATAAGTTCAAAGGAGAGCTTATGTACTTCTATGATCCTACTAGTGGAATAGATCTTATATCACAAGGATTCTTTCCATCAACTTCGTTACTTACTAACTTTGGTAGATTAATAAATAACTTTAGAAAAGAAATGTGGGCATTAGGTACAGGAGATGAAGAACTAGAAGATAAAACATATGTAATCAAATATCTTATGAAGTCTTTTCCTTTCTCTAATCAAGCAGCAGGTCTTCTTCCAATGTTCTATCCAGCACTTGCAAAAGACTTAGGTATAAAAGTTCAATCAAACTATGGAATAAGATAATATAGAACGCTATATTATATCATTTATTTGATACACCCCCTTTCAAAATACATAATTAATAATTAAATTTGCTCACATAAGAACAGTTGCAATTTGCCCAACCTGTACTACATGTGAAAATGCTTTATGCATTATATACAATGGTCCCTATCTTAATAATATAGATGTTATCTACCAACTATATTAGCAAAGATAAACACTAAAATAGTTCATTAACAATCTATTGCTCCCTAAATGAAATCATTTCTTTTACAACTATTAACAGCCCTACTTTTATTCTTTGCACCAATTCAACAGTTAGTTATGGTTGTAGGTCTAGCAATCTTGTGTGACACATTCACAGGTATTTATAAATCAGTTAAATTAGATGGATGGAAATCTATTCGTAGTAGAAAGTTGTCAAACATAATAAGCAAAATGGTTCTTTATGAGGTGGCAATTATTGTCCTCTATCCAATTGATAAATTTTTATTGAACGAACTATTACTAAACATTGTTTCAGTTCAATACTTTTCTACAAAAGTTGCATGTGTTCTTCTTATTCTTGTAGAAATAACATCAATTAAAGAAAACATAGAAGCAGCTTTAAAGATTAACATCTGGAAAACATTAAAAAACTTTATTAAAAGAGCAAAAGAAGTATCAAATAACTACGATGAAATCAAAAATTAACTTTACTTACATAATTATAGCTGTACTTGTTGTAATAATCTTTTTGCAAAGGTCTTGTTCTTCTGTATCAACTACTGAGGAACCAACTGTTATTACAAAGTATGACACTATATGGAAAAAAACACACGACACTATTACAAAGGAAGTGGAGGTTATTAAAATAGAATATGTTAAACCTGATGGTCCTGAGTACACTCCAGGAGAACACATAGACACTTGTAGAGCTAGATTCAATTACTTATTGAAACAACACACTGCAAGAAGAACATATAAAGACACAATTAAACTAGACAGTCTTGGAACCATAACAGTGATTGACACTGTTTGGTTAAACAAACTTGGTAAACGAACCTACATCAAAGATTATAAGATACCTCTTGTTACCAAGACAGTTACAATTATTAAAGCACAACAACCCAAAAGACAGCTTTACATAGGAGGTAATTTGTTTGGTGACAGGAGAACCCTACAATCATTTACTCCTGGTCTTATATATAAAGATAGAAAGGACAGAATCTTCCAAGCTAATGTTGGTGTAAACTTTGATGGTACATTAATCTTTGGTGTTGGTACATATTGGAAAATCAACTTGAACAAAAAATAATAACCAATGGTAACAAGTGCACAATGTTTAAAAAAATATGGTGATCCAACCAAAGAATCTAATATGACTCTATGGGATGTGCCAACTGAATTAGAAGTGGGAGTGGTACCAAAAAGACTTTATTGTAATAAAGATCTTGTAGCACCTCTTACACAAGCATTCAAAAATCTTATAGCAACAGGTTTTGTAAAAGAACTAAAGACATGGGATGGATGCTTTAACATAAGAAAGAAGAGAGGTTTAGCAAGCATGTCACTACATTCATGGGGAATTGCCATAGATGTTAATGCAGCATGGAATGGATTAGGTAAAACACCAGTGCTATCTGCAGGCTTTGTAAAATGTTTTACAGATGCTGGTTTTGATTGGGGAGGAACATGGACACGTAAAGATGGAATGCACTTCCAATTAAGTAAAATATAATGGCAAAGGTAACCAACACAGTAGTTAAGTTAGAAAGACCAAAGATCAATAGACCAGGTGTACATGCTAAAGCACAAACATCAAACTTAAAAAGCTCTAAGAATTACAAGAAGCTTTATAGAGGACAAGGTAAGTAATGGAATGGCAATTAGAAATAGGGTTTCATTGGCCACACGATAGACTAGCTTTAGGTTGGGAGATCATGTATGCTGATGACAAATATGATTTTGACACATATATTCTATATGTTGGAATTATGACAATAACATTAGATGTATGGAGGTAATTTATCAGGGAAATGTAGCAACAGATTGTAGTACAAGAATCACTTGTACCACTACGTCATTGACTATAACTAATATTATTATCAACAACCTTGATTCAAATTATGTATTCAACTTGAATAGATTTATGTCAGGTCCTGGTATTCATAAGATTCCTATATACGAACTATCTTTAAACGCAGGAGATTCTATACAAGATACACAATCCTATATTCTTTTTAAAGGTGATTATATACAACTCATTTCTGATGTAGCTGGAACAACTTATTACATTAGAGCAACACAAGAAACATAATGTATGAGTTTATAGATAAGAATGGAAACATTTCAGCTAACTCTGCCAAACTTGTTGTAATAGATAAGTATGGAAAAGTAAAAGAAGTTAGCACAGGAGGAGGTGGAGGAGGTTCTCCAACAGGCCCTGCAGGGGGTGACTTATCTGGAACCTACCCTAATCCATCAGTTAGATGGAATAATGGAACTAGTACGTATAATCTTTTATACTACCCAATTCCAACAGGAACTATTTCTCAATACATAAGAGGAGATGGAAGTTTAGCTACATTTCCAACAATACCTTCAGGAACTATAACAGGTAGTGGAACAGTTAATTATTTACCAAGATTTAGTCCTACAGGTACACAATTAAGCGATAGTAGATTTTCTCAAGACCATAATGTTGGAACTTCATATGTAAGTTATAGTGGAAGAATACCAATAGATGGTAATACAGTTTTATCTATTCAAAGAGCACAATCACAGATAGATTTTGTTTTAGGTAATCCTGGAGGTAATCAGCCATCAGCTATAATTTCTGATAATACAGATGGATTAGATATATCATCAAAAGGAGAACTTGCACTTATAACAGGAGCTACTTACGCAAATGAAGGATTAAGAGTTTTCTCTACAGGAAAGTTAAAGTTTACACAAACACCTGATACAGGAACTACATCTGATTATATTTTATTAAGAGATAGTTCAGGTAATGTAAAACAAATAGCATATCCTACTATTCCTAGTGGAGGTGTTACATCTGTTACAGGAACTTCTCCAATAGTTTCAAGTGGAGGAACTACTCCTGCAATTAGTATTCCTTTAGGAACATCATCAGTTGATGGCTATTTATCTGCTACTGATAGAACAAATTTTCAAACTGCTTATTCTAATAGAATAACATCATTAACTACAACAGGATCTTCAGGATCTTCTACGTTATTATCAGGTGTATTAAATGTTCCAACATATACATTAAGTGGATTAGGTGGACAACCTTTAGCAACAAATCTTACATCATTAAGTGGATTAACTTATGCTTCTACATCATTTGTTAAAATGACTGCTGTAGGCACATTTGCTTTAGATACAACTACATATTTATCGTCTATTACATCTTCAGATGTAACAACAGCATTAGGATATACTCCTGTTACAAATGCTAGAACATTAACTATTAATGGAACTACATACGATCTTACAGCTGATAGAAGTTGGACAATAGCTACAGGAACAGGAACAGTAACATCT